GGACAATTGAGTAACGCCGAAGATACGGCCCATGCATACGGAGATATTTTGAGCAACGGGTTTAAGATTAGAAAGCCCGGCGAATTTGCCATTAATGATGATGCCACCTATGTCTACATGGCCTTTGCTGAAGCCCCATTCAAATACGCTAACGGGAGATAAAAATGTTCGTAATAGAAACCTTAGACCATCTGCAAGTAGGGCGCACCCTTCGCACTCTCAGGTCTGTCAAACGCCCAGACGGCGGGATGACATCCAACGCGAAAGTAGATGAAGTACTCTACGACGCTGACACCGTATACACTATACGTGAAGCGTTCGCCGTCCGCGTCGGCACAGGCACTTACTCTAAAGGTGTCTCAAAGCCAAAGTGGAACGCTTCTACGTCACGGTGGGAAATCACAACTACTCTCAGCGCACCACCACCACCAGCACCAGATCCCGTACCCGGTGACGACGACTACAACCATGCACATCTTCGCGCACGGGACTACCCTTCAGTTGGGGACCAGCTCGACGCGCTCTGGAAAGAGTTGATACCGGCCCCCGGCAGCGAAGCGGAAACAGTCAAGGCCTACATCGAAAAGGTTAAGGCGAAACACCCGAAACCATGATAAAATCTCTGGTCTTGGCGTGGGTAATTTTAACAGGCAGCGCACAGGCAGGACACGAGATAACACGGAAGGGTAGCGTAGTAGAAACGACGTTAGTATGTTTAGATTTGGGGTTGACGACTGAATTGCTCAGGCCCACAGACAACAGGTCTGCGTTGGCCTTGATAGAAGAGCTTAGTGCGACGGGGTTATGCGTCTATAGCCCGGACGGGTTCCCGGTAGTACTGGTGGAACCTGTGAAGAGGGGTAAAACCTTCTTCGGTGAAGTGATGATTTGGAAAGCGGCTATGTGGGAACTTGAAGTGTTCACAATAGTTAAACTAAAAGGTTGGGACCTTTGATATGACACCACCAGTACAGCAAACATACGACGTAGGTCTCGGAACGTCTATGGCGACATCTCCTGTGTGGATTGATCTGGTCCACGAGGGTGCGACGATTTATGTATTCGTTGGGGGTGCCATTCTACTCACCTTCCGGCTGATTGCCGCTTTCAAGGAATATCGTAAAAAATGATAGCATTAATCACAACCGCGCTTGGTAGCCTGTTTGGTATGGCCCCAAAAGTGCTAGACTTCTTTCAGGACAAGCAAGATAAGAAACACGAGCTGGCTATGCTGGCAGCTGTCCAAGAAGGCAAGGTTCAGGAGGCCATCGTTGTAGCTGACGGTCATGAGATCGTTGCAGCTCACAAGGAACAAGCAACAGGTATCAGGGCATCGGCCAAATGGATGGCTACGCTGTCTACGTCTGTACGACCTGTACTGACATACTTATTCGCTATCGAATTTCTGGTCATCAATTACGCGATCGCCTATGTAATTATAGGCACTGAGGGTCTGACCCTCGACGCTCTGCAATCAATCCTCGACGATCAGTATTTTGCGCTGCTAGGGTCTATGGTTGGTTTCTTCTTCACGTCACGTGAGATACGCAAACGGGAAAGAGAGTTTAGTGAATGATATCGAACAAGCTGTTAAGTTTATTTCTAAATTCGAAGGCTTTAGCGCTGAGCCTTATTTGGATAGTGGTGGCATCGCTACTATCGGTTTTGGTTCTATTTGGCGTCTTAACGGCACTAGGGTCCACATTTCTGATAAGCCTATTTCCTTCGAAAGAGCCACCGTTCTACTCACACGACAAGTTCGATATTTTGAGAGAAAGATTGAAGAACTGGTTGTAGTTCCCTTAAATGAGAACCAGCGCACGGCGCTAACCTCCATCTGCTTTAACATTGGTGGGGGAAATTTCCAATCTTCCACCTTCCGCCAGAAGCTCAACAGAGGCGACTATGTCGGCTGTGCTAATAACTTCTGGCAATGGCGTAGAGCCGGTGGGAAGATCGTAAAAGGTCTAGTACGTAGACGTGAGGCAGAAAGACTACTCTTCCTTGATAGTGATGGTGGCTACAGAAAATGACAACATTTGCTAAAATAGAAGACATCTTAGCTGATGTAATTTCTCCTACCATAGCTCAACATGGTGGACTCATACAATTATTATCCTACGATGAAGAAAAAAAGAATGTCCATGTTAAATTAACAGGATCATGTGCAGGTTGTGCTGCCAGTTCATTCACTCTTAAACTAGGGGTAGAACAAACTCTTAAAGAATACCTGCCAGATGATGTTGAAAGTGTATCACATGAGGACGGGGAAGTAGTTAACCCTTATTACTGAAAAAAAAAAACAGGCCCGTAGCGCCTCACTTGAGCCCGTTGCCCTTCCTTAAGTTAAGAGTAGCGTTTACGATCTGAAGGTTCCAAGGAACGTGCAAACCACAGACGTTCTCCCCTTGTAGCGGGATGATGTGGTCGACATGGTAGTCCGCCCCCATCTTCTGGACCTCAGAGTAGATAGCCTCAACTTCATCACTTATAACCTGCGTCAGAAGTCCACACGCCTGTATCTTATTGGCTCGGCGTTTGGCTTGGTTGGCTGACCTCTTATCTAGGTTAGCCCTCTGGTAGTCTGCTATTTTCTCCTTGTTGGCAGCACGGTACACGGCTCGCTTGTCGGAGGTACAATCGTTGTAAGCGCGTTTTCGTGCCAAGTATGATTCTCTTGATTCGCCTTTCCTCCGTGTCATTTTACTCTGCCTTTAAGTGACCCATAAATTCTACCATGTAGGCGGCTTTATCCTCCACCCGGTTGATGACCAGTTCGTCTAAGCTGTCTTGACACACTAACACAGTCACATTGACCGGCTTGATCTGCCCAGTACGCCACACTCTGCCAACCGCCTGTAGGTAGGCGTCACGAGACCAGATAGGCTGCACGAATAGTACGTCTGCGTACTCGTGCTGTAGTCCATCTATACCGTGCGACATACTGTTTATCTGAGCCCAGCGGCATGCGCCGCTCTCAGCCCATGTCTCTTGCTGTGTGAACTCATAGAAGATCAGACCCGGACGACCATCGAGCTCTGCTATCCAGTTGTTGACAGCCGTGCGCCGAGCATCATCCAAGACCTTAGTCTTCTCATCCTCTAGGTATAAGAAACCACTACCGATCTGACGCAGCTTGCCAGACTTGACAGCGTCGTTAACTGCTACTGCTCCACCCGCGACCATTTCCTTCTTCATCCGGTTATAGATGGTTCTGGTCTTGGGGGGCATCGCGAAGGTTTTAGTGAGAAAGGTAATAGGTGGTAGTTCAGCGGATTTTCTGTCGGACACTGCGTAGACAAGGCTAGAGACCCGGTCAGTAATCATTTCCGCTGCGCCGGCACGAAGCTCCCAGTTGTAGCCCATGTAGTCAGAGATAAAGAACTCGTTCAAGAACCTGTCTTTGCTTTTGCCGAGAGCTTGACCGCCGTCAATGATACGACACATCGAGTAGAGCTTCTGGAAGTCCTGCGACACAGGTGTAGCCGTCATACCAACGCGCCACTTGAACCGATCGGACTTCTTCTTAGAACGTAGCCCAGCACCCTGTTTGCCTGTAGCTTTGCTGATCTCATCTATAATGATGGCGTTGCAGCCGTGACGCTCTTTGAGCAGCCAGTCTAGGCTGTTCAGACTGATGACTACGATGTCTGCCTTCTCCAGCAGACGTTTCGATCGTGCCTCAGGTGTGCCAGTCAGAACCTGTACTTTGAGGTCGCTGGTGTGGTCCCATTTTGCAGCTTCTTTCTTCCAGACACTCATAACCTTAGGCGGACAGGCTACTAGGACTTTGGTGTCAGACTCAAACATGCGAGACTTGATCGCTGTCAGACACACCAGCGTCTTACCGAACCCGGTGCTGGCGACTAAGATTGTAGCGTCTTGGTTGATTAAGGCGTTTGCAGCTTTAATCTGTTCCTGTTTTAATTTCACGGATGACATCATCAACTCCTTCTGTGGTTGCGATAACACGGACGACTATGTCGGCGTTTCTCATTTTTTCAATTTGATATTCTTGTATACCTGACAGACGGCCCAGACCCGTGTCGCTCTTTAACTCCACGAACACGATCTGACCTTTATACGCTATCATGACATCAGGGCAACCGTGTTGGCCTTCGAACTTCATCTTACGCCAAAACACGCCGGCGTCCCGGCACTTATGCCGGAACTGCCGCTGTAGTGTTGCTTCACTCATTTCCCCCACCTTGTTCCAAGTGCTACACCGCCTGTGGCTAGGGGTAACCCCTTAGCCCATATAGGCAGCTCTAGCATGATTTCATTCAACAGATAACCAGCCTCTTCATCCCCTACACCCAAGATTTCATCGTGGCAGTGCAGTCGTATATCAAGGCCAGCAAAGTCTGCTCTCGTTAGGGCTTCACGCAATATTCCAGCGGCAACCGCTTGCACACTGTTCTGGAACAACAGAGGGCCCCGTAGAGGCGCTCTGAGGGGTGCCTGACCGGCTTTAGGTCTAAAGTGGGTCTGGTAGGTAGGTCCAACCATGTCAGCGCCCCATGGTGTCTTGTAGGCCTCCCAGCGAGGTTTCGGATATGACAGCAATTTACCTGATGGGAGATGGCACCAGAGATAGTTCCTTCCATCAGACTGGTAAATCACCCGGCCCACAGGACACGGGGTGTTGGGCGCACGAACAGCCAAGCGGATAGCTGCATCGTACTTGAACCAGATTTGCTCAGCCCACTGATTGGCTTGACGCCACTTGACTACGATGTCCCGTGCCTCAGTCTCTGAGAACGTAACACCGTAATTGCGTGCCATCCCTATCAGTGCGTTATGAGAACCACCAAACTGCAACGACAGCTCGGCGATCTTACCTGACTGACGAAGGTTCTTATCAACGTCAGCTTCCTTCAACCCAAACATGTCCGCCGCAGTTACGACGTAGACGTCCTTGTCTTCGCGGTACAGGTCTAGTTTGCTCTCACCACTGTCGCATACGGACAGCCACGGTGCCACTCTACCTTCGATCGCACTGTAATCAACGTAGTAGAGACCCTCTTTAGAGTGGATTAGGCCACGGAGCAAGCGTGCTAGGGTATCAGCCGGTTTATCAATCACGAACCCAGCCTTAACGTCGTTAATCAACTCATCGCCTTCGATGACGTCACGTCTGAAGTTGTGCGGCTGTACACCCTTGCCACTGAACCGTCCGGTCTGAGCGCCGTGCCATAAAAAGGTATTATGGACTGCACCATCAGCAGCGGTGTGGACAGCTACTGCGTATTTCTTCAACGCTGAAGACCCAGCGTCGTTGATATACTCTAGTAACTCACGAGCGTCGGCGTCTAAGTCGTCACACGCGAGAAGATAGGCGCGGTGGTCGTTGTCTAGTGAGAACTTCTTGACCCCGTCCTTGTGTACCTCCAAAAGAACCAGCTGGTCTTCTGTTAGCTTAGGGAACAACCACTCGTCGCGTGCCTTGCGTTGGGTTGCCTTCGTCATCATCCCGCCGGTTAGCTCTTCGATCTTGGCGTTAGCCTCTTCAGCTACTTCCTTAGCGTAGCCCAGAGCGGCAAGGCCGAACTCTTTATCGATCGGCACACCACGTTCATTGATGCGGCTGGTCAGATGATACTCAGACCACTCGTCGTCTGACAGTGGACGTAGGCACTGCACTGCTTCGCGCATGGCCTGTACATCCTTCTCGCAATAGTCTTGCATCAGCTCGCGATCGCCGTCTGCAAAGTCTGTAGCGTGACCGGGTACGCAATAGGCTTTAATAAGCCTCGTCCCGTGTGTTTGCTTCTGAGTTTGCAGCCCCAGCGCTATGGCTAAGTTTCCAAGACCTGCTGGGTACCCGCTGACGAGTGCCATAGTCATGCTGCACCGCCACTGATCCATCTTGGGGGCATGGCCGTAATCGTTAGCTATGACGTAATCAAACAGGTGACGCTCGAAGTCAGCGTTATGAGCCATGATAGGCCCTGTGTAATTCTTGACTTCTTCTGGGTAGGGCTCATCGGCCCACCAAAATTTCATAGGTTCGTCATCAAAGCAGTAAGCCATGCAAATGATGGAAGTTGTGTCGTCCTGCGCGTACTTACGCAGCCCGTGAAACAGTAAGTCGCACTGTGACCGGGTCTCCAAATCCAAATATAACATGATATACCTCAAAAAAAGAGGGGGAACACTGTGTGCTCCCCCCCTGCTTACCCCGGTTGAAGCCTATTCGGCTGTTTTGCGCCGTTGACGCTTTGGGGGTTCGATTGTCGGCGTAAGTTCCTGACCTGACTTACCATCACGGTCGAGCCACTCTAGCACTTCGAAGTGCGGATTGAAAGTGGGTTTGCCGCCTCTTTTCGCATTAATATAACTCTCAGATGAGAGCTTGACACGCGGGTAGAGATACTCAGAGCCTGACGCTGCGTTCGTCTTGACTTCGCTTAGCAGCTTGTCAACCCCTTTACGTCCGCCGTAGGACGAGGTGTCGAACTGTAGTGCGTTGCCGGCGTCGAACGTAGCACCCTCAAAAGAACGTGCCTCTGAAGGATAATCAGCACCGATGCCGTCCATTGGCATGGGCAGATCTTGGTTAAAGGTTACCATCGCCTTATTAGGACGACCGCCGGACCACAAGATCCAACCGTGCTTGATTGACGCTACATTAATTAAGACCTCTTCGCCTGTGACGTCTTCGTCCTGACCTAACGTCCACTCACCTGTCTCGAAAGACATTTTGAGGAACGCCATGCCCGCTGTAGGCGCAGCTTCAGTCACTTTGCTGTTGACCAGAGCTGATGCGAGATCGTTAGGGTCGATTACTGATGGAAAATTCATTTTGCTACTTCCTTATTTCAATAGTTTGGCAAGATTGCCGGATATTTCTGACGATATGACAGCTTCGCGACTGTCACCCTCAGGCGCTAACGTGTTGCCTGAGCTCTTACGCTCCACCAAAGAGTCTAGGGGAAACAATTTCCCTTTTTTCTTCAGCTTTTTCTCCATTTGAGCTGCGGACAGCAACTCTTTCTTAAATGCAGAGTCACCCAGAACCTCAACCATTGCGGTTTCAGCTAACACAGGGTTAATCCACTTACGCGTAGCCTTCTTTTCTACTATTTTCCAACCGGGTACAACTATCCCAGTTGTCATCTGCATGTATAAGGCTTCTTTGGTGGCCTTGACCCATGCCTCAACCTCTTGTACTGCGGCAGCAGACGCTATCAGTTCATTATGCGAGCGTGTACCGAGCGTAGAGGCTACTAGTGTCTCCTGACGCTTCTCAGGGCAGAAGGCTTCGGCGGGGCACCACTTACAATGTGCACCCGGACTACCCTTCGTGGCCTCAGATACGTTAGCTATCGAGGTGTTAAGTTGTTTCGCGTAGGTGTTAAGACGTTTAATGTCTGTGTCCCAACGAAAAACAACGCCGCTGTGTCTTGGCTGAACGATCACAAGGACTAATTTCTCGACTTTATCAAAAAGATCGGAGGTTTTTGGGTCCGTTTGCGCCGCCAAGGCATAAAACATCATCTGCGCGTTCTCTTCGGGAGAGACTTTCACGCGTCCGAATTTATAATCTAAAATTAGTAGGGTTTTACGGTCTAAGGACAGCCCAATCATGTCGATCGAGCCCCCCGCAACGTCTGGGATGATCTCAACGAAGGGTTCGATCTCTAATTCGTCTATGTCGAGCTCTTTTAATAGCTCATTTGTCGCACCAAAAGCAATATTGCTTAGGTCAAGATGGTCTTCGTCGAATGTTAGGGTCGTTCCTGCCTCGGTATACTCGAAGCCGAGGTGATCCCAAGGTCGTGTGCTGGTAGTCTGGCACAGTTCCATGATCTCATGATGCATCGAGCCCTCAAGAGCTGCCGATCCACCCGGTCTTTTTGGTACGTCTTTAGATTTGTTGATCCAAGCTGGGCACCCTAAGGTGCGAGCGGCGGTGGAGCCACCGATTGTTAGATGCTTCATTTCATTATTCCTGTTTCAATAGTTAATATAGTGCTTTTTTCTCAGAGTGCAAGTGCTGCGAGTAATCTTTTTTTAACTTTCTGTGCGTAAGGGACCTTCTCTACGTGTTCGTTGAACGCCACAGATTTATCGTAGCTGTTCTTGCGGGTTTTAGGGTAAAATCTTGGGTCGCGGGGGGCGCACAACCCTGCTCTGTTCTTAATCCCGATAACCGCGTTCTTCGTTAAGAGCCGGTTTAGTGTCCCGCGCAGCTGCTTGTTAACTTCTCTGGCAACATCACTATTGCTCAACCCCGTTTCGATGAGGTCGAGGATAAGTTTCTTAGTTGCGGGTGGGTGTCTATAGATAGTCATTTTATTATCCTTTCTAGGGTGCACACATTGCTAACGGGACATGCCCACAACCATTACTTCTCTACTTCTCTCGTCGTCCTTTTTCGTCCACTCTTCGACGTTTCTCACCGCCTTAAGCTCAGCTTGCGAGTTAGATGGCCCGACACGGTATCGAGCGCCGTTCTTCTCGTCCCTCAATGGGGGTATATCGGCCCATAGAGCAGCCGCCACAGCCCGAGGCTTGTTTGCTATGCCGTCCATGCGTAATTGGGCGGCACCACTCACCACGGCGTCCTGTAGGGTGATCTTAGTTACCAGATCAGGCAGCTGATTTTCGATCAAACTCCAGATTTCATCGGATGGCATGACGTTAGCGGATATCATGTCTTGCTTACCCGGTGTCATCGGGGGAATGATATTGTCGAAACCCGACACATCCCGGCGCATTAAATACCAGTAGATGCGTTGGGGCTCGCCGGACGTGATCGATCGAGCCAATCTTTCGTAGTAGCTCGAGCTCTCCATGGTCGTAGGGTTCTTAATTACGCATATTCTACGATCATTTGCCGGTATTGCTATGGCGTCCTTATGATTTGAGAAAATCAGGGCGTTATAGTAGATATTCTCGGTCCTAGTTTTGCCATATTTCGGGTTAATACGTATTCCAACGCCCACAGCAGGGTCGACGTTAGTCTTGAACGTCTCATATGCTTGGTAGAACACGTCTTTGTCGGTACTTTCCCTTGCTTCCTCTATGCAAATGAACTGCGTTCTGGATTGCCAGTCATTATAGGACTGCTCAGCGGACGTACCACGCCCGATTAGCTGTCCTAAGGTCGCTGTGTTGACTGACGACTGTAACGTAGCAGCTAACATCGTTTTAATCCACGATCGGCCTATACCAAACGCCCGATCGGCCACCATTAGCATGGCATACGACCGCCGGTCAGGATTTTGGAATTTATAAGCCAACCAATCTACAAAGAGCTCGCGTTCTAGGGTGTCAGGTATCAGGTATTCCATATGTTCGATGAAAACCTCAGGAAGGTCGTCGATTTCGTCCCAATTTGGCGGGACGTACACATTTACTGCCGTTTGACTGTATACTTTCACCATTCCTGTGTCTTCTTCACGTTTCACGGGCACATATGACATGAAATCGGCGTGTTTTGTGTCATGAGAGGCCACAAAGGCGTCCGCAACCCGGATTTTCTCTATATATCCGGGATGACGCCGCCCCCAAGCCCTCAAATCCCACAACCAATCGCTTCCACCGAGTTTACGCTGGTGTAAGTCAACCACTTTCTCGTCCATCCCAAGATATGCGTAGCGTTCCTGCAACCATGGCAGTGGATCGTAGCCCGTCACGTCAGGACCGCCCACACTTTTGGCCCAAGTGATGTAATCGCCTATGTTCTTCGTCTTACAGTGCTCATGGAAGCAATTGAACCCCCGGCTGTCGACGTTACCCTCGGCACCTCGGCCTAGCGGGCTATACCCTGCTGCCGTACTGCCGTCAGTGTGCGTCGATGCCCAAGGGCACGCCACCTCAACCCACTCACCGCCGTCTGAGATGACGCGATTGTCTGCGCTCAGCCAGTCGAGCAAGGGGTCGATGTTGTCCTTAGTCTCTACGCGAGACACTGGCTTGCGTTTCGTCTTGACGTTATTCAGGTCCACGCCAAACTCAGAGGCTAACTCGTCCAACTCCCACACCCTGTCAGGGTGCCAGTCTGTTATGACTGATTTGAAGTTGTTCTTGCCATCCTTGACGTTGGTGCTTCCCGGCAAACGTGCGAGACGGTACGAACCGCCGGCACCCTTGTCCCCGAAGCCTAAGTCCTTCGTGATTATCTCCACCAACGCCTCGAACCTTGTGACGTCAGCTGTAGGAACTAGGTTGTAGCCCCAGTGGAAAGAGCCGGGGGACGTCTCGAGCTTATAAGTCGGCTCTACCCCCGGCTCTGCTGTCTTGTCGCCTATGTCGTCCAACATCAGGACGTGAGACCGTACCAGATTGTCACGGGTCCGGCTCTTACCGTTCGTCGTCGACACGCAGAAGTACATGGCTCTTGGGGTTTCAGGGTCCCAAGATGAGAAATCCTTACCCGTAGCCAGCGCGTCCGTTATGAAACCCCCTTTGGGTATCTCGGTGACGCTGACATGCTCTGAGGGTGTTAGGGTTGGAAACAATGTCGATAGGAACTCTGTATGGTCGATCATTTCATCCTTACTGCTATTCTATTGATAGCTGTTTTGCTGGTGTTAAATAGTTCTGCCAGCACTGTTTGAGGTACACCAGCAGCTAAGAATATTTTTATTTCAATTATATTCGACTTTTTCATGGGACCCACTTACTCAGACCGTCCGGGTCGTGGAACTGGAACTCAGCGCACACCTCACAAGGCACGCGCCTTGATCGGTATGACTGCCACGGGCTCCCGTCAGCGGTCCCGCCGGTTGTTACTTCGTCCATTACGTAACCTTTGTCGTCGCATTCTTTGCAGCTCATAGCGTTTCCTTTCTCTATTTGCTTCATACACGAGGAAGGCTGCTACCGCCCCCGCGCCTATGATCAACAGCTCCATCATAATAGTGAACTCCTATGTACATACCCCATCAGGGGCATCCGATCGCGATCAGCGTCCGGGTGATCCTCAAAGCGTCCACCCTCCAGATCGAAGGGCTTAGCCTTGAGGGGCTTCTCGAATGTGACCTCTCCGGCGGCGTTCATGAGTGACTCAGTGAACCGCCAGTTGTTGTCGTTTAACTCACGTCTCGTCATCATAGCTCTCAATCAGCTTGTTCAAGTACCACGCTGCCTTCTTTAGGTCCTTTAGCCCGCCCTTATGCTTGTGACGCACCACGTACTTAATGACGCAGCCCTCAGCAAACGACATGCCCCAGCTCTCAATGAACGGGAACGGCTCCTGTCCCAAGTTATAGTGCTCAGGGTGGTTGACGTCGTCGTCGGGACTGTAGCCGTCGTCGTCGGGACTGTAGCCGTCGTCGTATTGACCTGAGAAGGTACTACTACCCGCGCAGTAGCCACAAGGGACCGTCTCGTCACGGAACCGATAGTAATGGTTCCCATGGCAATACTCGCACTCAGCCATCTAACTTGAACGACAGCGTTCCCTCCAAACTATCAAACAAGAGCTGCACCTCTTTATGCAGCGCGTCGAGCTCTTCGCGTAACTCATCGTCACTGTGCCGCAAGAATTGCAGCTCTTGGCATATTGCCGTCATGTCGTCTAAGTCTGCCTCTATTTTAAGTAAGTCTGCGTCGTCGATACGGTCAGAGCCGTATGATAAATAGTTACGATCCATTTTACTCTCCAAAGTACACCCAACACCGATCTGTACGATTATACGCTTGTACGGTGTTGGGCTATTAGGGTGTTAGGTTTATTTACAGCCGCATTTCTCGCAGCTGCACTCTTCACATTCGCATTCTTCTGCGTTGCATTTGCACGTACATTCTTCGTCCATGTTTTTCTCCGGTTTTATCGAGCAGAATTACCCGAATTAGTAAATTAGGGGTTGACAAATCCATTTTCTTTAAGTCATTGAAATCATTAGCTGAGTGCAATCGTCCAAAAACACCCAAAATAAGTCATTGAAATCGTTGGGTAAAAAGTGAATTTCCCTCAGTCCCTCAAAGCTACCGATTTTGTCCTTCTGTACCGCCTGTATTTCCGCCGTATTTCGTCTCTGAGTGCGTGAGTGACAATATAAGGGTTTCTATGGAGTAGTACAGCTATTTATACATATGTAATCTCAGGGAAAAGATATAGAGCCGTCCCTCAGTCCCTCAGCTGGACAATCGAGGAAAACAGCGGGTTACAGAGGAAATCTCTGAGGGATACCCTTTTTCTGTCCCTCACCGCAGTTTTCTGCGGGTTACAGAGCTTTTTTGTTCTATTATTGCGCTATCGAGCAGATTTTTGGTCTTTTCGAACCCTAGTTTATCCAGCGTCGGTGTCAGCACGACTAACAAAAGTCTCATCGGTTTTGGAATTGTGCCTCTTTTTTCAGAGACGCGAACACCAATTTCGCTCATATGAAGCAACCGCGCCAACTTTTTTTGTGTTAATTTATGTCTTTTTCTAAACTCTCGCATTTACTGCTTCCTCTAATGTGTATGTCATTCCGGTAAACCTGTTGTCCACTTCCTGAACAGCTAGGGTCAACCCTTCCATGTTACTGCTTCCCCAAACGCAACCGCGATCGGTGAGGTTATCACCCTCGGCGTCCGCAATGTACAATTGGAAAATCCAGCGTTGTTCTGCACCCCGTTCCCATTTCTGACCCAGCTTGAACACGCGGAACGAGGTCATCGTATCATCTAATGTAACCCAGTTCTCTACGGCTACGTCCATGATACCCTCATCAGCGTCTCGATCGTCGTAACTTGCCGCCAACCCTATCTCGCGAGCGACGTCCACAAAGTGAAAAAGCGGTATCTTATCAAAGTCACTTATCTCTAGTCCAATCATTTTCTACTCCATTAGTTGATTTGTCCGGGTAAACCGATCGTCCAGTGTGTGTCATACACGGGGTCAGGGATGGCCCAACTAGCGGGAAGCAACCCCGGCACCACGTATATGAGCCCGATAAGGACGAACACGAACCCTAGCACGCACAGGAAACCCAACCAAAAGGCTTTTGTGTGGTCGCTCATGATAGTATGCCCCAGAATAGCGAGATGCATATGGATAGTAGGACGCCAATCGCGCACACCGCAAGAAATTGAATTACTGGGTCCTTCATATCACAACCCCTCCCACTATCAAGTATACTATGCCAGTCGCGACCGCTACGCAAAGCAACGACAGCAACAACATTACGATGTTTGTATTCATATCAATTCCTTTAAATTAAGAAAAAGCGGTACATCCCGCCAAGTAGTAAACCCAGCACCACAAGGTTGATCACCAGCAGCGCCGTGTCCTTCGTATGTATCGCAGTATATGCCCACAGTAGTACCCCCATGACTGAGAGTATTAAATCGGGCCCTAGCATACCCTCAAACGATCGTAGTGATACCGCTAAGCATGTACATATCGTGCCGCCCCATTTACTGAGCCAAGAAAGCCTGTCTTTATCCATTGTCTTTACCTTAGATCAAGTTGTTCAAAATGAGTACGCTGATCCCCCCAACCCAGCGCACCTATTTAAATAACTTAACTCATCAGTGGCATTATTATATCAGTGAATGCCGCTGCAAATGTCAATAGCGTGACCATGCCACATAGGATCGCGACGAATGCTATCGTGTCTAGTGCTGTTTTCATTTGATTGTTTCCTTGGTTATACGGTTAAAACGTAATGGATTGGCAAGCAACCCGGCGGCATGGGCTGACTAATTGCATTCTCTTCTGCATCATCAAGTAGTGCTAACATTGCGCCGCTCGTCATGCTCCATGTGATTACATTATCCCGATCATCGCACAGTTCAAGGTCCACTAGATCGCCGTTGTTGCTTGTCGCAAATACGATCAAATCGAGATCGTCAGGAAAACCGTGACAAGGCCATGATTTACAGAACCGATCGATCGCCGATTTCTCGATGGTGATTATCTTCATTTGATTTCTTTCTTCAATATTTCGTTCCATGTTGAGACCCTGATACGCTGACGGTCCTCGCGGTTGGCTAAGTACACCCATTTGCGGCCCACAACAGCCCACACACGCCGATGTCCGCTGCCTATGTGCTGCGCCTCATCATTCAGGTGGACCCAGTGAGCGACCGCCTTAGCGTACCGTTTGCTTGTCGGTTTATAATCGAACATTGACAACTCCATCCATGATTTCGGTTCTGAGTTAAGCATCGTGCACACCCTCCATGAAGGCGTTGCGCCGTGCGGCATAAACCCCGTCATGCGCGCCCAACCCAGCGGCATCCATTGCAAACAGGTCAGCAGCAGTAGCGATTTGGTCCAGCGTCATGTCTGGGTTGCGTACTCTGAAGTCAAACCCTGTTTCTTGCCAGTCGTACCACGCGCTGTAGGGGAGGCAGTTCGTTGCTTTGAATGTTTTCATATCGTAAATCCCTCGTCGTTAGCGTCAAGCGTTTGTCTTATAAATTCACTACGTACAGCCCTAGCCTCTTCTGGGTTGCTGGCTTGTATCCCGCAGCATATTAATTCACGATTGACGGCGTTTAAATTTGCGCCAGCTTTAACGAACTGCGCCGCCCATTCCTGTTTGTTACCGATCATGACGCTGCCTCCGAATTTGCTAACATTGTTTCGGGTAGTTCTGGTGACCCCCAACCGTACCAACGGGCTCTAGGTCCGTTAGTATCCACGTCTGAGTAGTGCGCCCAGTCGTAACCCCCGTGCTTGCCATGCCGGAAGACCCTGTGATCCGTGCGCGGGTTGTCGGGCTTGGGCTCTACTAGGCACCACGTTCCATCTGATAGCGTTAAGCAAGTAGCCATATCAATCCTCCATGTCGGAAAGCGCCAAAAGAATGCGCGTGTTTAATTCCCAATAGGCAATAGTCGTTGCCATCGTGTCGTAACTCCATCCCGCGAGGGGCTCACCTCCATCGCGCAAGCCGTCTTCGCCGCTGGTGACATCACACTCGCGGCATAACTCATGGGCTTTGTGGTAATAGATGGCCCACTCAGAACCGTCAGCGTACTCGTGCGCTAACTCGGTTTCTTCACCACCATGGTCCTTAATTTCACGCCGTATTTCGATCGCGTAATCCATTGCAATCTCGTCGAGCTTGTTTTCATTAATCATATTGCCGTTCCTCTTGGTTGGTTGGGTATCAGAAGTTGTAGTCGTGAAATTTGCGTGGTGCCTCTGCTATATAGAACCGCTCACCGTGTTTTGAGCGCCACCATGTATCCTTGTGCAGACGGACCTTTATGGTTTGATTATCCGGGTTGCTTGTGAAGTCGTATGATTGATCCTTTTGATTTGAGCAGTGAGCGGAAAAACCGCCGACGTGGAAGTCCAACTTCGTTTTATTGTCGCTGGTGTCCATCGCGCGGACCTCTATGCATTTATCAGAAACGATCCTCACGACCTCGAAAGGGTGAACATCGGTGTATCCGCAACGGTTAGCAAAACAGCCTTGTGTAGGTTTCATCATTTGTCTGCTCCCACTATCTTTGCTTCATCCTGAGCCGCTACTAATACATCAAGCAGCTCAGAAGCAAATCCAGCGCTGCAAGTTAACCGCTCTTTCTTCATGTGAAACACTGCTTTGCTTACTGCGTGCGTCAGATCGTCCAGCTCGTCGTAGCTGAGGGTCAGTGTGGTGTTGGTGGTGACTTTGTTTTGAGCGATCATTTGGCTAATCCTTCGTTGATGCGGTTACCTTGTCCATCGTGCGATCGGGTGCCAGACCAGCAGTTGAGGTGATACTCCGTGCTGTTGACCAACGCTCTAGCGTCTGTGTCGTTGTCAAACTCTGGTACAGTCACTTCGCAGAGATCGCATATGAAGAGGAAACGAAACAACTGGTTATCTAACTCAGCATAATCTGCGATCGTGGTCTCTGTAATATCAGGTCTAATCATTTGGCTAATCCTTTGATATGGTTTCCGAACTGGGCAGCAGCCTCAGAACCGAGGTTCTTGTCCAGTGCAACAACACTGTGGAAAAACGTGCGGAATATCGCCACAGCGTCCTCACTGGCGTACACAGCGTCTTGAACCTTGCTGTAGTTGGTATATTCGTGACGGATGGTGTTGATGATGTCTCTGTCATCCCGGCAACGTCTGCGAAGCGTCTCAATGTTTGGGCGCTTGGTGTATTTGATCATGACGCTAACATAGAGAAGATGAAGTAGTAACCGACAGCCGATGTTCCGGCGATTGCGTAGGCAGCAAATATAGGGATGTGTTTCATCAGGCTATTCCTTGGTTGTTAGTTTCGGCATTGTTATGTCTCATCAGTGAGGTTTGTAACCTCAGACTATATCCGCTTGATGCCTCTATGTTTGTGAGGCGCTTCCATCTCTACTCGGCGAGGCAGGAAGCGGGTTACTCAGCTGGGCTGAGGTTTCCCGTTTTTTAACGGGGCAGCCGGTGTGGCCTTGACCATAATATGGGGTATTTATTATCGGTTATCAAGTGTCATGTAAAACTAATCTCACAATGGCGGAAAACTGCCGATGTCGGTGTGCTGAAACGCTGGATTTGGGGCACATTCAGTCTCTTGGGAAGTTGTAAAACGCCTATTTTGTGCAGGGATATCAATGACTTACACACTTTATTGATCGCGGTTTTAAGCCACTCAGTGAGCACAATGGCGGAAACATTAGGGCCCTTATTTGGCACCGATAGTCTGTAGCGCTCGCAGAGGCACCACCAGCGCGTATCTCTGTTCTGAGGCATGGTTATGCATTAATTGAAGAGGTTGGCTTTTTGGCTTGGGCGGGGGCTTACAGCGAGTGCCTCAAATAGCGCCTATATATAAGGTATTGCCGCACTGTTATGGCTTGATTGATAATGCATCATAAATCAGCTCAACAACTTAGGTAACGCAGCATGGCACGAAGAGGCGCACCGCCACCACTCAAACACCGCAAGGATATGAAGTCTATTCGCGAGGAGGTTGAGTGGGCATTTAGGCACAAAGGTGGAGGCAGGTGGCTCGCGTCTCTCGCTGACGACCCTAAAACCCTACCACTCTTTATCCAGCTAGTTGCGAAGGTAATGCCATCGGCGATCGACGTGACAGCTAACGTGAATGTGGTCGACCTTGGCTTGGCACTAGAGCAAGCAAGCAACAGGCTGAAGGACATCACCACTAACACCCTAACACCTGAGACGCTTGGACCTATCATCGAACACGTAGCTGAGCCAGACACCCTAACACCTGAAACGCTTGAACCTGATGATGATGATGGATTTGAGGTATTGGGCTGAAAAGCTGGAAGGGTGTTAGGTTTCAATGACTTAGCCTAGACCGGGGGGGTGGCACGGGGGTACCCCGAGGCCTGAGGCTGGCGCATGGGATATGGACCTGACCCGGACAGTTTATTTAAATATTTTTTGAAAGTTTTTTATGCCGAAAGTACAACCAGCTGCACAAGAACAACAACTTATCCTTAAGATACTGGAGCTTGCCGACGATCCGTTGGCGTTTGTGATGTTCGCCTTCCCTTGGGGCGTACCGGGTGGCCCGCTTGAGAATTTCGATAAACCCAGAGAATGGCAGATACAGGCGCTTACAGAGATAAGGGACCATATTGTTGCCAACCGCAGTAGGGTCGCCAACGACATCGACCCTGAGCTGATGCAGATGGCACGCGCATCTGGGCGCGGCATAGGTAAATCAGCGTTCTTGGCTTGGGTGGCCATCTGGCTGTTCAGTACCATACCGGCCAGTACGGTCATCGTCAGCGCGAATACCGAGCAGCAGCTCAAATCCACCACGTTCCCTGAGATACGCAAGTGGGCAACCATGTCAATCAACTCACGTTGGTTCGAGCATAACGCTATGTCCCTGCGTCCAGCTGACTGGCTGGTGGACAGCCTCAAGAAGACGACGCAGTTTGACTCGGCCTACTGGTACATACAGGCGCGGCTGTGGTCCGAGGAGTCCCCCGATGCATTCGCTGGTGTGCATAGCCAACGCGGCATGGCTGTGCTGTTCGACGAGGCATCCGGCATAGCATCTTGTATATGGCCAGTGACGCAAGGCTACTTCACAGACAAGACAGTGCACAGGTTCTGGATCGCCATCAGCAATCCACGTAACCCTAGCGGTGAGTTCTTCGAGTGCTTCCACGGCAACCGTGCTGCTTGGAACAGTCAGAACATTGACGCGCGCACAGTCGTGGAGAATGACCAGACGCTGTACAACAACATCATACGGCAGTATGGAGAAGACAGCGATCAGGCTAGAGTCGAGGTATACGGCCAGTTCCCACGCCAAGGCGACTACCAGTTCATCGGTAGGGGAGACGTAGAGATAGCTATGGACAGAGAGTTACACCCTGACACGGGCGCACCTCTTCTAATGGGCGTTGATCCTGCAAGGTTCGGGAATGATAAGGCTGTGCTGGCCTTCCGACAGGGCAGAGATGCTAGGTCAATAGCGTTTGAGGGTTATGATAAGTGCTCCATCGTAGAGCTTGCTGAGCACTGCGCTAGGGCAATAGATCGCTACAACCCTGATGCTGTGTTCATAGAGGGTGACGGCGTTGGGGGCGGTGTGGCTGATCTGTTGAAGGCAACAGGGTATAAGGTTATAGAGGTTAAGGTTGGGGGCGGGGCTCAGGACAAGGAGATGTACGCTAACCACCGTGTGGAGCTGTGGGGGCGGATGAGGGACTGGATCGGGACAGGCTCGCTGCCGAACGAGAAGGACTTGGTTGAGGACCTGTGTGCGCCGATGTATGAGTACAGCCTCAAGGGGCAGCTCAAGCTGGAGCCTAAGGACAAGATGAAGAAGCGGGGCTACGCATCGCCTGATTGGGCAGACGCGCTGGCGACGACGTTCAGCAGGACGGTAAGTCGTAAAGATAACTTGACTATGAGAAGGCGGCGGGGTAGGGTTGCGACAGATATGGACTACGATGTTTTTTCATAACTCTCCTTGGTTGGAATAACTTACCCGGATGCGCTATTGCATCTGGGTAATTTTTTGTGTAGAGTGGCATAAATGTCACAGGGATAAAGCTATGGGCTTCGGATCACCAGCTCCACCACCGCCACCGCCACCTGCCGCCCCGCCACCTCCGCCTACGCAGAGTGACGCTGAAGTACAGCAAGCGAAGACAGCAGCGGTGAAGAAATTCGGCAACCGCAGGGGCCGTCAGGCTAACATTAAAACAGGTGGACAGGGCGTACTCAGCGACGACAAGCCACCCACAAACAGACTACTAGGATCATAACATGGGATTTGGTTCATCAGCTTCAGCGACCCCACCTCCGATCGAGAACAAGACCGTAGTTGAGCCCCCACGGCCAGACCCCGTAAAAGCAGTAGACAACAAACGCGACCGCAACGCTAAGACGCGGGCTCGTGCCAAGACCTCCTCCACATTGTTGGGCTCCGAGGACTCCTCCACACAACTATTAGGTAAGTAACATGGGCAACTATATCTCGCGGATCTTCGAAACAGCACCTAGACAACAGGCAACTCCTGTAGCAGCAGCTCCTGTAGCAGCAGCTCCTGTAGCAGTAGCTGACCCTGCGGTCTCCCTGCTGGGTGGAATAGAGAAACGCCTCAAACGCAAAGCCAGTACACAAGGCCGCGCCGCTTCCACAAGCACCGGCACCGGCGGACTCGGTGAGTCTGAGGGACGGAACACAAGCAAAAAACTCTTAGGTAGCTAACATGGATATAGCCGCTGATGTAATCAAGCGCTTCGGCCAGCTTGAAGGCGAGCGCGGTACTTGGGAAGCACACTGGTCAGAGATCGCTGACCGTGTGTTGCCCCGCTACGCAAACTCGTTCAATCGGAACTCTGCTGACATCACTCGTGGCGAGAAGCGCACAGAGAAGATGTTCGACTCGACGGCAGCCCTCGGACTAGAGCGCTTCGCTGCTGCGATGGAGAGCATGCTTACGCCACGTAATCAGAAGTGGCATAGGCTCAAAGCATCTGACTCATCCCTCAACAAGGACCGGGACACTAAGCTGTGGTTCGAGGAAGCAACTAACATCCTATTCAAGGCACGCTACGCGCCTAAGGCCAACTACGCATCCCAACAGCACGAAGTCTATATGGGCCTTGGTGCTTTTGGTACGGGGAGTATGTTCATTGACTTTCACGACGATGGTGGTCTTCGCTATAATTCGGTGGATCTTCGGGAGATCTTCTTCGACATGAGCCACCAAGGTTCTGTTGATACGTCGTTCCGCAAGTTCTCTCTTACGGCTCGTCAGATGCAGCAGCGCGTTGATGTCGGTCGTTGGGAAAGCCTTCCCGACGCAGTCGAAGCAGCACTGAAAGAGCACCCTAACAAGAAATTCGAGATCATACATTGCGTCAAGCCTCGCATCGAAGTAGACAAGAAAAAGAAGGACTATCGCGGCAAAGCCTTCGTGTCCTACTATGTCTCGATCGAAGGTAAGAAGCTCATGAGCGAGGGTGGCTTCAACACCTTCCCTTATCCTATTAGCCGGTACGTCACAGGCCCCGGCGAGTTATACGGCAGGTCACCTGCCATGATCGCGTTACCTGCGATCAAAGTCTTGAACGAACAGAAGAAGACCCTACTCACTCAGGGACATCGGGTCGTAAACCCTGTCCTGCTTTCTCATGACGATGGTGTCCTAGACACCTTCAGCCTGAAACCCGGAGCGTTGAACCCCGGTGGCGTTAGCGCAGAAGGTCGTGCGCTAGTACAGGCACTGCCCACAGGTAGTCTAGCAGCTGGACAAGAGCTGATGGACATGGAGCGCAGCGTAATCAACGATGCGTTCCTCGTAAGTCTGTTCCAGATCCTCATAGAAACACCTACAATGACTGCGACTGAAGTGCTAGAACGCGCGCGTGAGAAGGGTGCATTACTCTCTCCCACGATGGGACGTCAACAGTCTGAGATGTTAGGTCCAATGATCGAGCGTGAGCTTGACGTGTTGGTCCAACAGGGTATGTTGCCGCCTATGTCAGACGCTCTGATCGAGGCCGGTGGTGAGTTGGACATCGAATACGACAGCCCGCTCTCACGCTCTCAGCGTGCAGAAGAAGCTGCCGGTTGGTTGCGGACACTGGAAGCAGCGATAGCCTACGCTAATACAACGCAAGACCTCTCGGTGCTCGACCAATTCGACACTGACGTCATCTACCCCGCCCTCGCCGAGATCAACGCTGTTCCTGCATCATGGATGCGTGGACAAGAAGAGATCGATGAGCTACGCAAGCAACGCTCTCAAGCCTCAGAGCAACAGCAAGCCATCGAGGCAGCGCCAGCAGCAGCGGGCATCATGAAACAATTGGGTGATGGATGACAGCTGAGGCAGAAGACTTTTTAAAAGAGCGCGGACAGAAGTATCGTCACACGTTTAAGGGTATCAATGGTGAAGCAGTGCTGGACGACTTAGCTAAGTTCTGTAGGGCTAACGAGAGCACGTTTCACGAAGACGCTAGAATAGAAGGCATAATGCAAGGACGACGGGAAGTTTGGTTACGGATCGCCAATCATCTTAATTTGACTAACGACGAACTATGGTCCCACTTCAATAATTAAGGAATTTTTTATATGAGCGAAGAAGCAACCGCCCCGGAAGGACAAGCGGAAACGGCCCCGGAAGGACAAGCCACAAAGTCATCTTGGATAGATTCAGTAGAGAGTACAGACACAAGGTCATGGGCCGAAAGTAAAGGTCTACAAAACGGCACTGTAGAGAACGTACTCGGAAGTTACCGAAACCTAGAACAGCTAATGGGTGCAGACAAAGCGGGCCGGACAGTAACACTGCTAGGAGATGACGCTTCAGATTCAGATAGGAACGAGTTTTATACGAAGTTAGGGAGACCAGAAGACGCAGACTCATACGGCATCCCAATTCCAGAGGGTGACGACGGAGATTTTGCTAACTGGGCGGGTAAGACCTTCCACGACGCAGGGCTTACACAGAAACAAGCAGACCATCTCACAGCCCAGTGGGCAGAGTATGGTCAAGCTAGAGGACAAGCGGCACAAGACGTAGAGACGATATCAGCGGTTGACGCAGAGACTGACCTTCGTAAAGAATGGGGCGCTGCATTTGACCAGAAGGTCGACGGCATAAACGCCGCAGCATCGCAGCTAGGTCTGTCAGATGCTAACCTCGAAGGTTTACGCGCTACGATGGGTCCAGTAGAGGCCATGAAGTTTGTCGATAGGTTAAGTTCGCAATTGGGCGATGATATTGTTATAACAGGTCAGTCGCATCTCTCAGGCGCAATGACACCCGCTACCGCGCAAGAAGAGATGGTTGCACTGAACGGTAATAAAGAGTTTATGGACGCTTGGTTGGACAAGCAGCATCCGGGTCACGCCGCTGCTGTAGCCAAGAAGTCTAAACTGGCTCGGTTTATGGTTGGTGAGTCTTGAAGCAGATTAGATTAGAGGCTTTAAGGCTCGCAATTACACACAGCAAAGAATGGGCAGAGACGCTACTCATTGCTACGTACTACGAGGAATATTTAGAGACAGGCGAATACAAGAAAGAGACTAAGAATGCCAGTAAAAAACAGCGTTGAGGAAACGCTTGCTAAGGCTGTTGCTGCTGAGAACAGAGTCCGGGCAGCTCAAGAACGCTTAGACTCAGAGGCGGCTAACTTCGCTAAGATTATAGAAGCCCACCGCGAAGAACGCGACACTTTCATCTCTAAGGCTGGTGCGTTCAACTCAGTCATCAAAGTGGCTTACGAGAACCTTTAGCCGCCGAGGTGATCTCAGGCGATCTTTTAATATATAAAAAGGATTAACGAGATTAAACAACACATACTTTTTGGCGCGGCAGTGATTGCCCTAATTGGCTCCATAGCTGGCGGAGTGCTGGCGGTTGAGAGTCGCTATGCACGAACAACTAGTGTCTCAGCCAATTCTCAACAAATAGCCATTATTAGGATTGAGAATGCTTACCGAGCCGGTAAGAGCCAACTCACTAATCTTCGTCGGATGTGTGATGATTTTAAGCGCGTCCACGGTTGGACGCCCTCGGCTTGTAGCGCGAAACCTAAGCGTTAAATATAGTCAGAAATTATAAGGTAATCGTCTCGACGGTGAGATGATTACCTTCTGACGATACTTGTTGCCTTTTTGCAACACATATGACACTATCACCTGTAAGCGCGTCATGTGACGTCGAAAGGACTACGTGGACAACCGGAAACGGCCCACAATAAGGTCTGAGTAGTGGCCCCATACACTTGGACAAGCCTCCAGCTTTTTGTTAATTTTTACTGAACTCTTATGGAGGACGCTATGTCCAATGAAATCCTAGACTGGTCAGTGATTGATTATAAATCGACTGTTGAGGCTCTTCTTCAACAGCGTGGTTCCAAATTCCGTGGAGCTGTCAACGAAGACAGCTACAAAGGAAAATCTGGTGCCGCAGTCAATCAAATTGGTGCCGTTACAGCGCAGCTGCGCTCTACGCGCCATTCTGACACACCATTAATTGAAACCCCCCATGATAAAAGATGGGTTTACCCCAGCGATTACGAATGGGCGGATCTTATCGATGATACTGACAAGCTCCGCATCATCGCTGATCCAACGTCCCCTTACGCCGTCAACGGCGCGATGGCACTTGGCCGTTCAATGGATGATCTAATCATCACAGCCGCGACCGGAACGTCTAAGACAGGCGAAGACGGAACAACTTCGACAACTTTCCCATCAGCTCAAACAGCCGGGACTACTTCTGGTGGTCTCACTGTTGCTAAGCTGCGGGAAGCAATGCAGCTTCTTATTGCTGCTGAAGTTGACGTTGACAACGAGCCCCTGTATTGCGCCATTGGTGCACAACAGCATGATGACCTGCTCGGTGAGACTCAAGCAATCAGCTTGGATTACACCAATAAGCCTGTCCTCGTGGATGGACGTATTAAAGCCTTCATGGGCTTTAACTTCATCGACAGTCAGCGTTTGGCACTTTCAGGAACAGACCGTACAGCAATATGCTGGGCTAAGTCTGGTCTTCACTTGGGCATCTGGAATGATATCACTGCCCGTGTGACCGAACGTGACGACAAATCTTATTCTACTCAGGTTTACTTAAAAGGCACTTTTGGTGCTACCCGAGTCGAAGAGAAAAAGGTCGTCGCTATTACTTGCTCGGAGGCTTAATATCATGGCAACTGTATATAGCATCCAAAAGACGAAATGGGAGCAGAACACTCCTAAAACGAAGATCAAACCCAATGAAATGGGTGGACGTCGTCGTGTCGCTTATGGCGAATACGAAGCTGCTGCCATTGCTTCGGGCACTGTTATCGAGATGTTCAATCTCCCTAACGGCGCACGCATCATGTCTGGCGAGTTGACTTATGACGCGCTTGACACATCTTCTACGCTTTCCGTAGGACATGCTGGCTACAACAACGCTGCGGGGACTGCGGTCACCTTAGACGTTGACGAGTACAAAGCTGCTGCCGCTTCCACTACTGCTCAGTCAGTAGTGGTTGCTGCAACGATTGCTCTCGGCAAAAACAGCGTAGTAGACGCCGACGAAGACGGCATCTTGATTACTGTTGTAACTGGTGGGGCCACTCTTACTGGCACTATCATGCTTGCGATAGAATACGTAGTTGATTGATTGTTACTGATTGCTAGGGGGACTTCGGTCCCCCTACTTTCTTTTTTTAGGAGGATTACATGGCTTCTGCGGTAGATATCTGCAACCTTTCCCTACAACGGTTGGGCGCAAAATCCATCTCATCCCTCAGCGAAGACAGCACAGCAGGACGTGCTTGTAATCGTATCTACGCGCACGCACGTGACAGCGAGTTACGCTCACACCCTTGGAGCTTCGCACGCACTAGAGTTTCTTTAGCTGCTGAAGCGACAGACCCGGCATTTGGTTACGGTAAGCAATACCCGCTGCCAGCTGACTGCCTACGTATTTTACCCAACGACAGCACAGGCATCCTCTCAACGCAGGACGACTGGCAGATCGAAGGCCGTAAGATACTGACCGACGACACCTCCCCTATTTACCTCGTCTACATCAAACAGATCACTGACGAGAGCCAGTTTGATTCGCTGTTCATAGAGTTGCTTGTTTCTCGCATCGCAATGGATATAGCCGAGTCCGTGACTCAATCGAATACAAAGAAGGATGACGCGACATCCCGGTATGTGAATGCACAGAAGGAAGCGAAGAAGGCCAACGCTTTCGGACGTCCCCCGCAATTACCACCTACGGACCCTTGGCTCACAGCGAGACTTTAGATGGCTAAGGTAAGCCCAATACAGAGCAACTTCAACGGCGGTGAAATCTCATCGTTGATTTTTGGCCGTGCTGATCTGGACAAGTATAAGACGGGTCTCAAAACCTGCACCAACTTCATCCCGCTGCTTCAGGGACCCGTAGAACGTCGTCCCGGCACAAAGCACATAGACAACGTCAAGACGAACTCTGCCGTCACGAGAATTATACCTTTCGAGTTCTCAACCACTCAGGCATACGTAATCGAGGTAGGCAACCTCTACATGCGCTTCTTCAAAGACGGTGCGCGCGTACACGAGGCCAACACGACTATCAGTGGAGCCACTAAGGCCAGCCCGTGTGTCGTTACAGACACCTCGCACGGCTACAGCAACGGAGACGAAGTTTACATCTCTGGCGTAGTTGGCATGACTGAGCTTAACGGCAAGAACTACTTGGTAGCCAACAAGAACACCAATGACTTCGAGCTGACAGATTTACACGGCACGAACATCGATAGCTCTGCTTACACCACCTACGGTTCTGCCGGCACGGCCAGCACACCTGTTGAGCTTACAACGACATACGCAACAGCCGATTTGTTCGAGCTGAAGTTCTCACAATCAGCTGACGTTCTCTACATCACTCACACGGGGTACCTACCCCGCAAGCTAACACGCACTAGCGACACAGCTTGGACCATTACAGACTTAACCTTCCTCGACGGACCCTATTTGAACACCAACGTAGGTGTCACCACGCTGGTTCTCGGTGGAACCACGGGAAGCGTAAGTGTTACGGCGTCTGTCGTGACCGACATCAACGGTGGGTCTGGTTTCTTAACATCTGACATCGGAAGGCTGATACGCTGGAAGGATGCAGCTGCTAACTGGACTTGGTTGACGATTACTGCTCACACAAGCACAACTGTTGTCACAGCCACCATAGACGGACCTGACGCTTCAGCCACGACGGCTACAGTCAACTGGCGTCTGGGTGTCTGGTCGACTAACACCGGTTTCCCTGCTGCTGTCACGTTCCATCAGAACAGACTGGCGTTTGGTGGCGGTGTAGATTACCCACAGCGTCTTGATTTGAGCAAATCGGGCGACTTCGAGAATATGGCCCCTACAGACCCAGACGGAACAGTCATAGACGACGGTTCTGTCTCAATAACCCTGTCAGCCGATAACGTGAACGCTATCCGGTGGATGGCGGACGATGAGAAGGGTCTTTTGATCGGTACTGTTGGCGGTGAGTGGGTGGCTAGACCATCTGACGCCGGTGGCATCATGACACCTTCCAATAAACAGGCTAAAAGGTCGTCTTCTTACGGTAGTGCCGACATAGCGCCCATTAGGGCGGGACGTGCAGTACTGTTTGTACAGAACGCGAAGCGTAAAGTACGCGAATTAGCTTATATCTTCGAGGATGACGGTTTTAGAGCGCCTGACATGACGCTGGTAGCCGAGCATCTGACAGCAACAGGCATTGTTGAGTTAGCTTGGCAGTCTGAGCCTCAAAACGTCATGTGGGGTTGTCTCGTAGACGGTACTCTCATCAGCATGACCTACGATCGGGACCAGAAGGTCATCGGTTGGGCGCGCCACAACATGGGCGGGTACAGCTCTGCTGGAGCTGCTGTAGGCTCCAAGGTTGAGAGCGTTGCGGTCATTCCTAATGCTGGTGGTTCAGCAGATGAGGTCTACGTCGTCGTCCAACGCTACATTAACGGCAATAACGTCCGCTACGTAGAATACTTGGTCCCCTACTGGAGCCTCACAACGGACGTAGAGGACGCCTTCTTCGTAGACAGCGGTCTCTCGCTGGATTCGGCCATCACGGTCTCTGGTGCTACCGCTGCGGACCCCGCAGTGATCACTGCGACGTCTCATGGCTTCTCAGATGGCGACGACATCCGGTTCACCGATGTTAAGGGCATGACCGAGCTCAATAAGGTCACATACCGCATAATGAACCAAGCTACCAACACCTTCGAGCTCACAGACCGCGTCGGGCGCGCAACAGTCATTACTGCCGCTACAAAGGCTAACCCCTGCGTCGTTACAGCTGTAGCGCACGGCCTAGCAGACACTGACGAGATCGGTATCTTCGACGTTGGCGGAATGGTTGAGCTTAACGGATTAGGCTTCACAGTAGCTAACAAGACGGCTGACACGTTTGAGCTGTCAGGTGTCAATAGCTCAGCCTACACGACGTTCACGACCGGTGGTCACATCCATGACGCTATCGACGCCACAGCCTACACGGCCTACGTCATGAGCGGCAAGGCACGCAAGCGCATCCTGACTATATCAGGGTTGTATCACTTAGAGGGCGAGTCTGTCGCTATATTGGCTGAAGGCTCCACACACCCAAATAAGACTGTCGCATCTGGCGCTATAACGCTCGACAGAGAGACATCTAAGGCTCATATTGGACTGTCCTACAACTCTGACTTTGAGACCCTGCGACCTGATGCTGGGTCTAAGGATGGCACCTCTCAGGGCAAGCTGGTACGGATACATCGCGTGATAGTCCGGTTCTTCCAGTCACTGGGTGGTAAGTTCGGTCCAGACACATCAAACCTCGACAACTTCATCTACCGTAAGGGTGG